TAGAATGGGAGATGGTATATTAGATGGTTATCCTATCATACAAGACCAAACAAGTCCTAATCTTGCACATATACCCACTACTAATTTAGTTCCTAATAGCAAAACTGTAAGTTCTACAACAGGAACAACTGCCGAATATAATCAATTAGCTCCTGATGGTACTAATACCGCTTTAAAATTATCAGAAACTGCTGCAAATAGCCAACACTATTCTTCTGTTAGCACTATACCTGTTGTTAATGGAGAAATATATACTATGTCTTTTCATATTAAAAAAGGTAATATAGATGAAGTTACGGTTTTTACACAAAGTTCAAAAATAGCTGCAAATTTAAAATTTAAGTTTAGCACAAAAACTGTCTTATCAAATTCTGGTGCTGCTTATCCTGCAGTTGTTAAAGAATTAGATAATGATTGGTTCAGAATAAGTTTTACAGGAACTTGTATAGCTACAGGAGAAATGGTATTATATCTACCTGTTGAAAATTTAAATACATATACAGGAGATACTGCTAACCATACATTTTATTGGGGGTGGCAAGTTGAAAAACAAAACCAACCAACACCTTATCTAAAGTCAGATGGTATAGCAGCAGTAAGAAAATCATCTACTACTAACTTAATTTCTTATAGTGAAGATTTTAGTCAAGCTAGTCAATTACAAAATGTTACTTTAACTGCTAATGCTATTACAAGTCCAACAGGTACAAGTAATGGTACAAAAGTATTAAGTTCAGATAATAATAGTAAAGTATCTTATACAGGAATATCATTTACAAATGGCACTACTTATACTTTAAGTGTATATTGTAGAAATATAGATGCTACTGCTTTAAAATTCTTTGTATTTAATGCAGGTGGTGGTGATATAACTGATGATTTTACAAGTCAAGTAAACACTACTTCTTGGACAAGAGTAAGTACAACATTTACTGCTAGTCAAACTACATCAAGTGGACAAGTACAATTTGCTAGAAACTTACCTAATGGAGAGTCTGCATATTTTTGGGGCTTTCAGTTAGAAGAACAAACACAAGCAGAAACGTATGCTAAAACAACAGGATTACCTGTAACAATAGATTTATTTACAGAAAATAATTACGGAACAATGACAAATATGAGTGCTTCTGATATAGTAGAAGATACTCCAAACAATTAAAATTATGATATATACAACACCAATTCTCCTGCAACTGTAAGAAAGTCATTAGATGGTACATTATTTATTGCTAAATTTATGGGCGAAACTCCATCTTTTTTAGAAGGGTTAGACCAATATACTCACGAGGAGATATTAGCAATAGTAAGAGGTTCTGATTGGACACCTGAAAATCCTGAGTAATATGCCTTGTTTAGAATGTGAAAACGGATTATGGAGGTTTGGAGAAAGTGGCAAGTGCCAATATTCTTCAAAAGCTGAGTGCGAAAGTGCTAATGCAGATTATTATGCAGAAGAAACGTATAGTGATTATCCTCAATCAGCAACTAACAATGCTAAGAAAGCAATAAAGTACAAAGAAGAAAACGGTAGTTCTTGTGGGACTAACGTGGGGTGGACAAGAGCTAGACAGCTCGCTAATAGAGAAAAACTTACAAGAAGCACTATTGCTCGTATGGCTTCTTTTAAGAGACACCAACAACACAAAGACGTGCCTTATGATGAAGGCTGTGGAGGACTAATGTGGGATTGTTGGGGAGGAACAAGTGGTATAGAGTGGGCAATAAGAAAATTAGAGCAAATAGATAAAAATAATAATATGGCAGAAAAGAAAAAGTATTACGGAGACGAAGAACACGATTATCATTTTAACTTTACTACTGATATGATGGAAAAATTACATTCAGAAGGAGAGTTAGAAGTAAGAGTTGAAGAAGATGGTAGAGAAATGTTAATCTTATTTACCTTTGAAGGTGGTCGTAAAGAAGAAGAAGTTATCATAGATAAAAATGATGATAAAATGATTGCATCTATGTTGGACGAAGAATTAGATGAGTATATCAATAAATTAACTGATTCTATTAAAAAACTGTAATGTCAGACGAAAAAAGAAAAAAGCTACAAGAAAAAAATATTAATAAACTCAATCCATACAAGGAAAGAGTAAAGAAGTATTTTCCTAATGGTGGTGAGATTTGTACTGAAGGTAGAAAAAAAGGAACAAAAATAGTTAGAAAAACTACAGAAATTAGCAGAAATGCCTTAACTTGGGCATTGGAAGGACATTCAACAAAAATAAAGATGGCTTTAGATTCTTTATTTGCTGAAAATCCTGAAGCATATATTAACGCTATATCTAAATTGCTTAATTATACAGTTCCTAAACTTTCTTCATCAGAGATAAACGATAATACTACAAAGAAAGTCAAGATTGAACTTAATGATGATGTAAGCATTGAAGATTTAAGAGCAAAAATTGACGAAATTGACAACAACTGATAATGCCTTAAAGTTTGCACTAGAAAAAAAACTTTGCGAACTATCTTTCTACGAATTTTTTAAACAAGCTTGGCACGTTGTAGAACCTTCTATTGAGCTATCTACTAATTGGCATCACAAATACCTATGTGACATCTTGCAAAAAGAAGCTGAAAGAATTATAGCTAACAAGCCAAAAACAAAGGACATTGTAATTAACATACCTTTCCGTTCTACTAAATCACTTTTAGTAACTGTTATGTTTCCTGTATGGGCTTGGATTAAGAATCCTAAGTTTAGATTTATAACAGCATCATATTCTGCGGAGCTATCAATAGAACACGCTACAAGAAGTAGAGATGTAATAAATTCAGAATGGTTTAAAGACAGATGGGGTGAGGTGTTTCATATTAAGAAAGACCAAAACTTAAAAGCAAGATACGAGAACAACTTCTTAGGTGTAAGGAGAGCAACATCTGTTGGGGGTACGGTAACAGGGCAGGGGGGAGATTTTTTGTTGGTAGATGACCCTGTATCACCCCAACACGCAGCATCAGAAGTAGAAAGAGAAAATGCTAACGAATGGTACAGAACAACATTTTATTCTCGTTTAAATAATCCGTTAACAGGAATAAGGATTGTTATTATGCAGAGAATACACGATAACGATTTAAGTGGGTTTTTATTAAGTGGTGGTGAAAGCAGATTAAAATATAAACACATTTGTATACCTGCTGAATTATCAGATGATGTAAAGCCAAAAATGCTAAAAGATAATTATGATGAAGATGGATTATTTTGGACAGACAGATTTAGCAAATCTATTTTAGCAGATTACAAACAAGCATTAGGTAGTTATGGTTATGCAGGTCAGCTTATGCAAACGCCTACACCTCTAAACTCAGGTATGATTAGAGCAGATTGGTTTAAGATTGACCAATTTAAGCACACTACAGAGCATACAACAGTAGATTTTGTTATAGACCCTGCATATACAGCAAATGAAAAGAATGACCCCTCAGCTATGCTTGCATATACATTTAAAGATAATAAATGGCAAATAATAGATTGTGTAAATGTATACAAAGAGTTTCCTGATTTAGTTAGGTTTATACCTCAATGGGTAGCTAAGAATGGTTATACAAACAGAAGTAGGGTATATGTAGAACCTAAAGCATCAGGAAAATCTATTGTGCAAACACTAAAAAAAGAAACAGGATTAAATGTTAGAGAAGATAAGCCGCCTTCTAAAGATAAAGTAGCTAGAGTTCAAGATATTAGTGCTTCTTTAGAAACAGGAAGGGTAAGTTTATTGAAAGGAGATTGGAATGAAGAATTTTTACAACAATTAGTTAAGTTCCCATCAGCCAAACACGACGATATGGTAGATTGTTTAGTAATGGCTATTAATAAACATATGTGGAACAACTCTAAAATATTATATTTTTCCTAAAATTTCTTGGATTTCCAAAAACTTCTAGTATTGCGAAATTATAAGGATAATATGAAGTTGCAAAGTATAAATGAAGAACACGAAGTCCTAATTAGGCGTTATGTAAACTTTATTAAAGGTGTGGCATACGAAGCAACAGAAGATTGTGAGTATGGCAAGTTTGAAGATTATAATAATATACTTAATAACATAATTAAGTATACAAATGAGTTTCAAGAGATAATAGAAAATAATCATCAAACAAAAGAATGGGTGTTTATGTCACCTAATCTTATGCTATATTCGTGTATGGGTTTTTTAAATGGTATAAAAAACAAAGACAATAATGATAAAATAGAACATTTATCAGAAATATTGTTTGAAAAAACAATAGAAGTTGTAGAGAGAACTGCAACAATAGTAGAAAATATTGAGTACGAGCAATCTAAAAAAGAAAAAATAGAACTTATAAAAATAAAAAGAAATGAGCATAGTAATTAGTCTTAAACAAGGTGACGAAAAAAGAGATATCACTATTCCAACTGAGTGGAAAGATATGACATTAGAATATTGGTGTGGTATGACAACAATAATAAAATCACATTTTGACAAAGCTAAACTAAGAAGAAATGCAAAAAACGACAAACAAGAAGAAATAGACCATACTTTAGAATATTTAGAGTTTACAGAAAATCAGTTAGAAGATTTTCAAAATATACAAATGAACAGAGACCTGTTTGGTTATATGACAGGCTTAGATAAAGATTCTATGAAACTTGTAGATATTTATAGTGTAAATCAAGTCATTAGCGTTTTAGATGGTCTTGTAGAAGAATACAAGCCAAAAGGTATACGTTCTTTTGAATGTGAGGGAGAAACATATTATTTTCCATCAGAATTTTTAAGACAAAACACTTATGGTGATTATATAGAAACTACACAATTAGAAATGTATATAGAGTCAATGAAACACGGTAGATTTGATGTACTACCTGAACAAATGGCTATACTATGCAGAAAGTTAGAAGAAGAATATGATGATGATGTTATACCTGAAAAAACAAAAATGTTTAAAAAATTAACAATGGACGTCGTATGGGAGTTCGCTTTTTTTTTGACTCAGCAAAACATAAAATTAGCCAAACTTTCAAATATGTATTCGGAGAAAAAAGAGCTAGTGAAATGATAGTAAAAACTAAAAGTTTATATGATGTTTATGTAAAGCCATTTGGTTGGCTTAACAGCCTTTATATGCTTGCTGAGAAGGGTGTATTCAAACAAGATGGAATGAATGGCGTAGACAGCGTTAAAAACACTAATTTATATAAAGTTTTAAGCTATTTGAGTTGGATAACAGCTAAAAACGAATACGAATCTAAAGTACAAGAAAAAATACACAATCCAAATAAAATAACTTAATGGCAATACGATTAACAGACATAGTAACAGTAATGAAAAGCAAGTGGACTTATGGAGATAAGTTTTTTGGCTATACAGAGGAATTTAACGATAATCATAATACACAATATCCATCAATATTAATAACACCTCCTGATTCAGTATTTCCTGAAGTATCTTTAAATAACGGTTGGGAGCTGTATACTTTTGAGATATATTTTTCTGATTTATATAATAGAACAGCACAAGCTAATGTAAGTATAGAACAAAGGTGGGATAATTTGCAAGACTTAGCAAATGAGTGGTTAGATATGTTTTTAAAAAATTATCAAGATGGTATAGTAACAGGATTTTTAGAAGGTGAAGATGTAACTGTAGAAAGAGTTAAAGAAGTTGCTAATGACCAACTTTTACAAATTAGAATGAACTTTACTTGGAAGGTGTTTAGTAAGTGCTTTAGACCTCAATCTGTATATCCTACAGACATAGCTAATCTTGTAACTTGGTTAAGAGCAGATAGTGGATTGACATTTGACATACCTACTAAAAAGATTTCAGCTTGGGCAGATTATTCAGGTAACAATAATGGCTTAGAACAAGAAACTAAATCTAAACAGCCTTTAAGATATACATATGATGGTGCTAACGACAAATCAAGAGTAGAATTTAATGGCACAACTGATATATTTGATTCAGTTAACAATTTACCTATAACATCACAATTTACAATATTTCAAGTAAGTAAAAACAATGGAAATACAGCAGCAAATATTTTAAGTTATGCAAATGCAGGTAAAAGCATAAAATTATCTTATACAAGTGATTCTGAATTGATAGCTTCAGTAAGTGACGGAACAACTGTAATAAACGCAATATTAACAGGTTCTAATGCTTCTAATTATCATATTGGCACATACAGGCTACACAACAAAAGGTTGTATGTAGATTACGATTCTTTAGGCAGTTCTCTTTCTACAAGTGTGCAAGAATCTTCATATGATAATACAACAACATTTAATGATGCGATATATACAATAAGTAGCACATCACAATATTTAAAAGCTAATTTACAAGAGTTTATAATTTTTAACACATCATTAGACGACTATACTATAGGACAAATAAAATCATACTTAAACAAAAAATATAATATTTATTAATTATGGCAAAATATAAAGGAACTATTATAGCAGGCATACAACCTTTTGACGTAAACACTTCTAATTTAGCTAATATGAGTTATGGTTGGAGGGCGAACTATGTAAAAAGTGCTAATACACAAATGCGATATCAAGTAATATGGAATGGTTTAAATGAAAATCAAACTCCTTCAGCTAGTGGTTTTAATGCGCAAAACAATAAAGGAGAAATTGTAAATATGGTTTTCAGAGTATATGCTTCTACTCAATTTCCTTATCCTGTTTCTATTGCAAGTTGGGATTTAGTGGCGACAATAAAAAAATCAAGAGATTTAGCAAACAAAAGTTATATATCAGGTCAACCTCCACTTTCAAACCAAAGATTTACTATAGACATTAGTGCGTTGTGTCAAGATTTACTTTCCTATAGTTTAGTTCCTATAAACAAAGGAACTTGGCAAAGCTCTCAATGGGGTGGTATGAATGGCGGAACTACCGCCCAAGACAATGTTACAGAAACAATAAGCAATTATAATGTAACACCAAACGGAACTTATAGGCATATTTTAGTAAAAGCTATTCCTGAAGTTATTTTAGCTAATGGTACTATTAGTGAGGTTACAGGTCAAAGCCCTATACTTTTTAACAAAATAGCTGTTATAAATTCTGTAGCTCAATATGAGCAACAAGATATTTATTATAATTTAAAATATATAGTTCAAAGATATGGAGCAAGTACAAACTTTCCTAGAGGATTTATGAGCTTATGTCCGAACTATACTGTAACAACTAGCGTTCCATTTTTAAAACAAGTAAGAGAAGATGAAGAAGCTGAGTGGCTATATTGGTGGCAAAGAGATATGGGTATCCCAGAAGATGTAAATGCAGGAATAGCAAATCAACAAACAACAAAAGCAAGATTAAAGGTAGAAACATATTTAAGTAACGGTTCTTTACAAAATACTATGTATATGTCTGATTTTAATTCTAATTTAGATACTGAACCACAAAACGCTTTAGATGTTTTTAAATTAAGACAGAAAAGAATATGTGTGCAAAATGTTTCTCCTGTTTACATAAATGCTAATGCTAAAGATGATGCAGGTAATGCGCTTACTAATCAAATAGACAGTAACACTTCATATTACAAAACACATTTAGAATATTTAAATGCTGAAGATAACTTTATAATAAATGGTGATTTTCTTAATGGTTCTAGTGGTTGGGTTGGCACATCAACATATCCTATTGTAATAAGTGGAGGGGTAGCTACATTTACAATAACAGGTGGTAGTTATGCTAAACTAAACCCATCAGTACAACCAACTTATGTGTCAGGTACAGTTTATAAGCTAATGGCAACTGTAAATGGCACAGCAGGACAAAGTATGAGGTTTAGAGATGATACAGCTAATAATGGTGGTCTTACTTCATCTAATGGTCAAGTTCTTATGACAGGTTCAGAACAAAAAGTAGAATTTACTTGGACTGCAAATGCAAATTCTGATGAAATAGTTATAGAAAGACAAACATCAAGTGGTAATTATAGTTTTACTGTAACTAATATATCTTTACAGGCTAATCCAACAACAGTAAGAGCAACAGAATATAGATATTTTGGTATTGATAGAGAAACTGCTAATGTTCCTTTTGGTTTTGTAAGGTTTCATTGGTTAAATAGAATAGGTGGCATAGATAGCTATACAGCTAAAAGAAATGTAACAGAAGGTTTAAAAGTAAAAAAATCTACAATAGAAACAAAATCTGCAGATAGAACTTGGTATCAAGACGACCAACTATCAGGGGGTACTGCTGTTAATAATGAAAATTATGTTTCTAATACAATGAGAGGTGGTAATTTGTATAAAGGTGGTAGAGAGGTTCTTAATGTAACAGCAGAAAGAAACAATAGCGTTTTTACAGAACCTTTAAATAAACAAACTGCAGAATGGTTAGAAGAAATAATTACTTCACCAAATGTATGGATAGAAATGGATACAGATGCAACAGCAAGAGGTAATACTGTAAACCCTTATCAAAGACCTTCTACTAAAGAATATATTCCTGTTGTTATAACTAACAATGAGATAGAAACTTTAAATCAAGATTCAGGATTGGTCAAGTTTAATTTAGAATATACTTTGTCTCATAAAGTACAAACACAAAGAAACTAATGAATGTAGTTAACATAGAATTATTAGATTACAAGTATGACGGTAATAACATAGATTGGGATTCTAGTGTTGTTGGTTCTTTAGATGTGTCTTTAAATTCTGAATTTCCTTTAGCGTTAACTTTTTCTATTGCAGACATAAAAGATATAGAAGCTCGTAAAGGTACTTTTAGTAAAACCTTTAAAATACCTGCTACTAAAAATAATAATTTACTTTACAAAAGTATATATTTATCTGAAACATATTCATCAAATAATTTAACAAACAAAAAGCCTTGTAGAATAATTTTTAATAATTTATTTTCAATAGAAGGTTTTTTACAATTAACTTCTGTAGGTCTTACAGACAAACCTAATTACTATTCTTGTGTTTTTTATGGAGACAATATTGGTTGGACTTCTGTTATAGGAGACTCTCTTTTAAAAGATTTAGGATATGACGGTTCTGATGAGGCTACTAAAGGAGCTGCTTGGGCGTCTTTAAATGGCAAAGATAATAGCGGTATAAATTTACAAATTAATAAAGCAGGTATAAAATCTACTTGGGATAATGATGATGCTGAATATAAAAATAGGTCTACATCTACAGCGTCTACAACTCCTATTGTATATCCTATTACTACCTATGGTGATTTTAATTCTTCAGGAGATGATTTTACAATACAATTATTAGACACTTGGCACTCATATTTTACTGATTACACTTTTTTATCACCTCCTTCAACTTATACTTGTTATACAGGTATTGTAGGTGGTAATTCTATTGGTAATCCTGAGCCTGTTTGTGATTGGAGACCTTGTATATGGGTGTATGATGTATTTAAAGAAATATTTACACAAGCAGGATATACAATAAGTTCTGTATTTATAGAAAGCGAAACATTTAAAAGGTTATTATTTGCTTTACCAAACTTTAGATATAATAATGGAGATGACAGATATAATGCTTTTTCTCTACAGCTATATTGGAATTTAGACCCTACTGTAAATGCTTCTAGCCAATTAGTTTACAAGAATCAATATACACAAACCGTCAGCAATAATAATGCAGATATTATTAATGAAGATATAGTTTTAGGTACGCCTTCAGGATTTAATTTATTTTTAAATGGAACAGGTATTCCATCAGACCCTGCAAATGGTTGGAATTCTACTAATAACAAAGAGTTTACTGTTTCAGAATATGGTAAATACATTATAAGTATAAATAATTTTTGTGTTCATTTAGCTGCTTTTTCAACTACAGGAACAAGCATAGGTAACCTTCAATATATAACAAAATTTGCTAGGGTAGACATTATGGTTAAAACTGTAGGAGACAACCAATTTCATTCTGTAGGTGGTTCTGAAGGTATGGTGGATTTTGCTTTTAATGTTGGAAGCACAAATGGTGGTTCTAGTTTAAATTTAACAAAAGAGTTAGAAGATTCAGAGACTACTTTATATCTTAACAAAGGAGATGTTGTTAAATTTAGATTAAGAGTAAAAGGTAAAACTACTGTAGTTGTAAACCAAGGAACAACACTAACAGGGGATTGGTATTTGTTTGCAGATAAAAACATTAGTTCAGGTAGGTCACACAATGGTAATATAAATATTTCAATAGACCCTGTTCACGCACAATATGGACAGACATATGATTTAAAAAACGTAATAAATAAAGATTACAAGCAATTAGATTTTATTAAGGGAGTAGCACACGCTTTTAATTTACAATTTCAAACAGATGAAATGACTAAGATTGTAACTATAGAACCTTTTAATGATTTTTACAGACCTCTACAAGAGTCTGTAGATTGGACATATAAAATAGACAGGTCAGTAGAATATTCAGATAAGTGGGTAAAACAATCTTTTAAAAGAGATATGGTTTTTAAATACAAAACTGATAGTGCAGATATAAACGTAGAACAAAGAGGTAAAAATTATTTTAATGGAATATTAGACAACTATCCTTATTACGAAACACTTTCAGATGAATTTGAAAGAGGTACAACAACATTTGAAAATCCATTTTTTGCAGGTACTTTAAATGCTAAAGATAGAGATTCAGTTACAGCACAAACAGACCCTCCTTATATTGGTGCATTATGGCAAGAAAAAGAATCAGGAGGTACTACAAGTCAAAATGATTGGGAAAGACCTGTTAAAGGTTATAATTTTTTACCTAGACTTTTATATTGGAAAAAATATTCTCCTGATGCACAATATGATTCAGGTACACAAAACAGTATTTCACCAAAAAGAGCTACAATACAAAATTGGTCTGTAAATACAGAAACTATAATAGCTAACAATAATATGCCTGTTCATATAGGATATAACAACCCTCCAGGTGGTGGGGTTTTGTCTAACGTATACCCACAAGCTACTTCAATAAACAGAGATGATAGCAATACTTTGTTGTTAAGTTATGGTAATGTATGGGTTAGGGATTATAATGAGTCTTCATCTAGTATTGGTGTTTACACTTCATATTCAATAGGTATGGGCTTGTACCACAGGTATTATAAACAAATGATTGAGATGATTGTAAACAATCCTAGAGTAAGAACAGCACAAATAAATTTAAAAATTTCTGATATTGTAAATTTAGATATAAGAAAGTTAATATATATAGATGGTTGTTATTGGAGAATTAATAAAGTTATAGATTATATGCCGCAGGCAAACAAAAGTACAAAAGTAGAATTAGTTGAATGGACAGATATAGGAGAATCAGCACCATCAACTCCTAGAATAAATGAAAATGACGGAGATTGGAATCCTGGCGGTGCGCAAACATACGACCCAAATCGTGGTTGGTAAAAAAAATATAATATGCCTAATATAGAAAATGAAATAAGTGATTCAGGAATTGCAGCTACAAGCGGCTTAGAAGTTTATATGACAATAACCATAGACTCTGTTGATTATTTAATTGATATTGTAGCTAATGACAAGTTTGGTAATTCTCATAAAGTTTTAAGACGAGCTATTAACGATACAATAGAAGAAGATTAGTATGGCAGAAAAATTACCTATAGTTGAAGAAGCTTTAAGAAAAGCAGGAGGTCTTTATATAGAATATTTGAAAGACGAATTAGATTATCAAAAGCACGTTGCATCAGGTAATCTAAAAAATGGTTTCTATGTAAGAGTACATTATGCAGGTGGTGGCTTAAGAATGGACGTTATGAACAAGTATTCTTATATGGATATTGTAAATAACGGAGCTTCAGGTGTTACTGCTTCTTTTGCAGAATTAGACGCTTGGACAAGTCAAAAAGAAGCTAGAGGTGAGTTAAGTTTTTCTAGTCGTAGTAGAAGAAATTATTTTATACAAAAAGTAAAAGCAGAATTAGAACAAAAATATTTAACTAAAGGTGGAGATAAAGTTGCTCCTAGAAGATACTTTTTTATAGAAACAGCTTATGATACTGCTAATGCACAAGGAGTAGAAGACAATATAACAAATGGTGTTTCTAATGAAATAGAAGCTATACTAAATAAATATGGAACTTATAAAGCAATACAATTAACAATATAACAAGAAGAAAATGGCAAAAAAAATAGCAATAGAAGTAGAAATAAAAAATATTAAAAGAGTTGCAGATTTAAAAGCTGAATTAAAATCTTTGCGTAAAGAACAAGTTGAATTAGAAAAATTTTCTAAGACAGGTAGGTTTACGTCAAAAAAACAAGAAGAACAATATTTAAAAAATGCTAGAGCAATAAAAGAAAAGTCTACCCAACTTAGAAATTTAAATAAAAATTTAAAAGAATCTACTACTAATACCACTAAGACTACTAAAGCGTCTAATGGTATGGCTAAACAAATAGTAAAAGGAGCTGCTGCTATTGGTGTTCTTGTTACTGCTTTTAGAACTGTTAATAGAGCTATATCATCTGTACTTACAACATTTACAGAATTTGAATTTGTAATGGCTAAAGTAAATGCTGTTTCAGGAGCAACAAATGAAGAATTTACTGCATTAACTGCATCTGCTGAAGAATTAGGTAGAACAACTTTCTTTACAGCAGAGCAAGTAGGTCAGTTACAATTAAATTTCTCAAAATTAGGTTTTACTGCAGAAGAAATAATGAACGCACAACAAGCTACTCTAAACTTAGCAACAGCAACAGGTAGTGATTTGGCTAGGAGTGCAACAGTTGCAGGTGCAGCGATACGAGGTTTTGGATTAGATGCAAGCGAAACAGAAAGAGTTGTTGACGTTATGGCTGTGTCTTTTGCAAGTTCTGCTATGGATATAGAAAAGTTCCAAACATCTATGACTAAAGTTGCTCCTATTGCAAAATCAGCAGGGTTTTCATTAGAAGATACTACAGCAATAATGTCTAAATTAACTGATTCAGGTATTGAAGCGTCTATTGCAGGTACATCTTTAAGAAATATTTTACTAAAAATGCAAGACCCATCTTCTGATTTAACTAAAGCATTTGGTAGAACAATACACGGATTAGATGATTTAGTACCTGCTATGAAAGCTTTTGTAGAACAAGGAGGAAGTATGGCTGATGTAATGGAAGTAGTAGATTTAAGACAAGCTGCTGCGTTTGAACAAATGTTAACTACTGCAGATGGTACAGTAGAATTAAGAAATGCTTTATTAGATGCTAGTGGCGAAGGTCAAAGAATGGCAGATATAGTTGGTGATACTTTACAAGGTGCTTTTCTAAAATTTAGGTCTGCATTAGAAGGTTTGTCAATATCAATAATGAAAGACTTTGCAGGAGGATTACAGTCTGCTGTAGAACGTGCTGCTGAGTTTTTTAATATGTTAGCAGAAAACAGCAAAACAATAGTTTCTTTAATAACAGGTGTAGCAAAATTAGCTAAAGTTATTGGTATATATAAAACTGTTCAATTAGCTGCAAACATAGCTACAGGTGCTTTTGCTGTAGCAACAGGAACAGCAGGTATGGCTACCAAAAGATTTATAGTAAGACTAAGAACTCTATATACAACTATGTTGGCTAACCCATACGTTGCTGTAGGAGCTTTATTATTAACTTTAGCTACAGATGTTTTAGGGTTGAGACAAGAGGTAGAAGAAACAACAGATAGTTGGGACGAAATGAATAAAACTATTTTTGGTGAAGCAAAACAATATAGCAAAAGACAAGAGGTTATTGAGGCTTTAAAAAGTGAATTAGCTACAGTACAAGATTTACAAAGAGCTAAAATAGAAAGCAATAGATTAGAACAAGAAATAGCTGCTGCAGAAAAATCAAGAGAAGCTACAAGATTACAAGCTCAACAAAATGCAAATAAAATGTATGGCGAAAATGAAGATTTATTAAAAGAGCGTTATGTGTTTTTAGCTATGCAAGATTTTGAAAGAGGCATAACTTTGAAAAAAAGACAACAGGCTGAAATAAAAGCAGCAATAACAAGCAGTAATATTGTTGATGATGAATTAGAAGGAACACAAGCTTTAATAAATAAGAAAAAACAACTTAATGATGTAGAAAGAGAGTTGTTGGCTTTTAAAGTACAACAAATGGTTGCAGGTTTGACGACTGAAAAAGAAAATGCAGAAATAAGGCGTCAATTAATACAGCAAGAAATTAATGACATTAAAGAGCTTTTAAGAACACAATCAGGTTATGTTATAGATAGAGAAGCTATGTTAAAAAAACTTGCTCAATTAGAAGAAAAATTAATTAAAGAAAACGAAAAAGACAAAACAGAGGCTTTTAAGGCTGATGTAAAAAGAGCTATGCTTTCAGGTCAAACTGCAGAAGAAGCTATGAAATCTGTAGTAAGAGCGCAAATTATGGAGGCTGTTGCAGGATTTATAGCTTCTATATTTGAAAGCGTACCATTTCCTCTTAATTTAGTTTTAGCTGCAGGAGCTTCTGCTGTGGTTGGAAGGCTTATTGACCAACAAATTGGTAAGTTTGAAAAAGGTGGTGTGGTAGAGGCTTATGCAAATGGTGGTATGGTACAAGGCAAGTCACACGCACAAGGAGGTGAGAAATTTGCAGTAGGAGGTAGAGTTGTTGAGTTAGAAGGTGGTGAGGCTGTGATAAATAAACGTAGTACAGCTATGTTTAAAAATCAATTATCAGCTATGAACGCAGCAGGAGGAGGTGTAAAATTTGCTGATGGTGGTTTAATGAATATGCCATCTTTTGCACAATCACAATTTAATGCTGTAGGGCAAGAAAATATGATGGGAGCAATAGGGCAAAACAGTAGAGTAGTAGTGGTTGAGGCTGACATAACAGACAGTCAAAATACTGTAGGTTTAATAGAGGCGGAAGCCACATTTTAAAATATAAACATATGTTTGTTAGTAAAAAAGTAAAGCAAGATAGATTAGATACGTGCAAAAAGTGCGATTTTTATAGAAACTTCTTAATGTTAAGATATCCAAGGTGGGATAAAGGAGCAAGATGTGCTAAGTGTACTTGTTTTTTAGATGCAAAAGCATCTTTAACAAAAGAGTACCAAGGCAAATGCCCTTTACACAAATGGGAGGAGTAAACTAAAAATTATTATATGAGTGTTGAAGCTATAGCTAGTAAAATTGACGAAGAAAAAAAACAAGAAATTATAGAAGCTGTAAAAATTAACAGGAATTATATGGATACCGTTGGTAAATATCACCCTGACGGTTTAACTTTTTTGTTTAAAGAATGGCATAGGCATTTTCCACAGATAAAACAAAGAATGGGTTGTATAGGCTGTAGAAAAGCAGTTACTCTTTTTTGGGAAAATGTAAATAAATATTGGCAATCTAATAATTAATATGGCGTCAAGACAAAATAAAGCTGATATTATTTACAATTATATAGATATTGCTGAAAAAGAAATCAGCAAAAGATGGCACGACCCAACTACAAAAGACATATTAAGACACTTAATTGAAAGAGGTATAGTTGAGCCAAAGAGGCTAAGAAATTATATGATTATACACGATTTTGATTGTATGTTAAAATTTAATGATGGCAATAGAACTTATACTTTTATGGATTTGTCAATAAAATATAACATAAGCGAAAGACAAGCTCAAAGCATAGTATACAAAGAAAGAAAAAAGCAGTATCCTTCTCAAAATATTACATACTAAATTTTTTTCCTAAAACTGCGCAACTTTTTGAAAACTAAAAAATAGTTTTGCGTTTATGAATAAAAATTGGTATAACATTAAAGCAGAAGCGTCTAGCAAGTCTGCAGACGTTTACATTTTTGATGAAATAGGTACTTTTGGCTTAACAGCACAAAGTTTCATTGAAGAAATTAAGTCGTACAAAGATACACCAATGAGCTTACACATTAACTGTGTAGGTGGTGATGTGTTTGAAGGTATGGCAATCTACAATGTTCTTAAAAAAAGAACAGCAAAAACAACAGTATATATAGAAGGTATAGCTGCAAGTATGGGTAGTGTAATAGCATTAGCAGGTGATGAGGTTATTATGGCTGAAAACTCACTATTTATGATACATAATGCTTGGGGTGGTGCTATGGGTGAGGCTACTGAAATTAGAAAGACTGCTGCATTACTAGATAAAATAAGCGGTGAAATTGCTGATATATATACTAAAAAAACTAATCTACCTTATAATAGGGTAAAAGAAATGATGGACGAGGAAACTTGGTTATCTGCTGATGAGGCTTATAATTTAGGATTCATTGACTCTATCTCTGACGCTATAAAAGTAGCGGCTAAATATGACGTTTCTAAGTTTAAAAATATTACAGACAAGGAAATTCAAAATAAACTAAGTGTTAATTTAAAAAGTAAAAAAATGACCGAAGAATTGAAAAATTGGTTTAACGCTAAAGTTGAAGAAATTATTGCTAAAGTAAAAGCTAGTGATGAGTCTGAGGCTTCTGACGTTAAAGAGGTAGAGGTGATGATGGCTGATGAAAAAGAAGTTTCTGAAAAACTTTCAGGATTTGAGGCTAAAGTTACTGAGCTGAATAGTTTTGTTACTGATTTAGAAGGAGAAAAAGAAACTCTGACTCAAGAAGTAGAAAGACTAAATGCTTTATTAAGTAAAGCAGATGCTAAAGGGACTGAGCTATCAACTGATAGTGACCCTGTAGTTATTGAAAACAAAGTGGAGGACAAAGAAAATAAGTTCTTCTCTGCATTAGCAGATAAATTAAAATAAGTATAAATTAATAAATAATATAAAAAATGGCAAATATAGCTTTAGACGGATTAGGCGCAAATTACCAAGGAACTTATGCTTCAAAAATTTTATTAGAACCAATGTTTCGTTCTGATGATATTATGCGTAACTACACGGTTTACCCTAATGTAAAATATAAACAAAACTTAATGCTAGCACCTAAATTACAAGGTATTACAGCATTAAACACAGGTTGTTCTTCAACTAATACTTGTGACCCTGCAGGTTTCACTATTGAACCTAAAGTGATTACAGTAAACAATGTATCTGTAAAACAAGTACAATGTTGGGACGAGTTCAAAGACCAATTTATCGTTGAGTCTTACAAAGCAGGTATCAATATGCCTGACTTAACAGGAACACAATTAGCAGATGTAATTTTAAACAGAGTTAGACACGGTATCCAATCAGATGTTGTAAGAAATATGTGGGCAGGAGATACTTCAGTAGCAGCAGGTGGAGCAACTTGTTCTTATGCTTGGGCTGATGGTCTATGGAAATCATTATCTGCAGCAAACGCAATAAATGGTACTCAAATGGTTGAGGTAACAGCTACAGGAACTAGCAAAGCTAATACTGAAGCAGTTGGTGGTACTATTGCTTCAGCAGATGCAATAACTTTATTAACTACTATTTTTGATGGTGCGCCTGCTGAATTACAGCAAATTCCAGCATCAGAAAAAAGAATGTTTGTAACACCTAACTTATACAACGCTTACTACGGTGCTTTAACAGCAGTTGCAGTAGCAGGTGCGGTTGATTTTGGACATTCAGAAGCTCAATCAGGTGTAAACTACGCTAGATTAAGTTTTAGAGGTGTAGAATTAGTTCCTATGTACGAGTGGGATACAGCTTTAACAGCTTTAAACCCTGCATTATTTAACTGCGCAGGTGTTACAGGTGGTGCTGCTGATATTAAAAATGGTGTTATTTACGCTGCAAAAGACAATTTAATGATTGGTTCTAACGTAAACGACCCTGAAACACAGCTTAAAATGTTCTATGATGAAGTTTCTGATAATATGTATATCCGTTCTAACTTTACAATGGGATACCAATTTGGTTGGAATTCTTTAGTAACAGGAGGGGCATTAATAGTATAACATAATATTAACTTTAAAAAATAGAATAAAATGGCAATAGATTCAGGATTAATTATACAATGTGCAGACTTAAACGCTGTAGGAGGCGTAAAGCAAATATTACTAACAGACATTAGTAGTGTTGCTACTGTTACTCCTGCAATTACTGCTCCACCTGCCGACCATACCGTTACAAGTATGACAACAAGTGCTGATTGGGCAAGATTTGAGTTTAAGGCTGAAACTGCTGCTTTATCTATAAATGCAACAAAAGAGAATGGAACAACAGCTTATGAGTGTTCAATTTCTTTTCACGTTCCAAATATGGAAGCAGCTCATTCAGTAGCTATAGAAAAACTATCAACAGGTTGTCCTGTAGGAATAGTTGAATTACATAGCGGCAAAGCTTTCTTAGTAGGTTTTTCTTACCTATATGAAAATGTAGGGGGAGGTACAACTCCTTGGATAAGAAATCAAACTACAGCTAACCTTACAAGTATTGAAGGTGGTAGTGGTGCGGCTTACCAAGATGAAAATGGCTTGACTGTAACTTTAATGGCTAGACAGTATGAATTACCTTTGGAATATACAGGGGCAATTACACCGTCTTCTGATGGATTAACAGCAGCTACAGCTTAATAATTATAGATTTAGCAGGGAGTTATCAAAAGCTCCCTGCTTATATCTTTTTAATATGTGTGATTGTAAAGAAATAAATATATTATCTTTACCTTCATATTTAAAAACTTATACAATTATGGCAAAATATAAAATTAAAGATAAATATAAAGGTCTTAGTTCTAGTGTAATGAATTTTGGCTTGGTTGATTGGGATAATGCTTCACAAGAAATTTTAGCATATTTGTACGAAGACAGAAAATTAACATCTATAATTATTAAAAATTCATCTAATGAGGAAAGCAGTATCAAAAAGACAAACAAAAAAGACAAGTCAGTTAAGAAAGACGACTAAAAAAAATACATTTGAGTTTGGAGTATTTGATTTAGCTGTTCCGCCAAATATTACTGAACCAAAGAATTTAAATAACATATCTACTAAGTGGATTCCATTTGGTAATGATAATTTATTTCCTCAATATTTAGCAGAATTAAAAAGAAAATCTTCTACACATAGAAGCGTATTAGCACAAAAAACTGTATTTACAAGTGGTGCTAAATTTGTATGTGATAACGAACCATTAAAAGAGTTTATAGAAGATGTAAACGCTAACCAAGAATCATTAAGAGACGTATTTAAAAAATTAGCAGACGATTATTATACGTTTGGTAATGCTTATATGGAGTGCGTAAGATATGATGGCGGTATAAATATATATCATTTAGACGCTACAACAGTTAGAATGTCTAAATCAAAAAAAGAAGTTTATGTAAATCCTGATTGGTGTAAGTATTGGAACAATGAGGATAAGATGTACAGGTTACCTATATATCCAAGAGTAGCACATAATAAATTTGTAATACATTTTAAAGATTATGAGCCTACATTTAATTTTTATGGATTGCCTGATTATGTAGCTGCATTAGAGCATATTGCAGTAGATTACGAAATAGGTAAATGGAATCATACTAAATTCCAAAATGGCTTTCAACCTTCTGCTATTGTAGAAATATCAGGTGATATGGGTGAAGAAGAAGCTCAAAAAATGGTTAAGGAAGCACAAAGAAAATTTGTTGGTGAAGGAAACAATGGTAAAATATTATTTATTGTTAAGAATGGTGATACAACACCTGCTAACGTACAAGTAATAAAAGACGACCAAGATGGTAGTTGGCTAGATTTACAACAAATTACAGACCAAAATATAATTACCGCTAATAGATGGCAGCCATCTTTATCAGGTATAGTAAGTTCAGGAAAAATGAACAATACAGGAAGTGAAATTAGAATAGCATACGACTTAGTTATGACTACTGTAATTAGAGATACTTCTGAGTTATTGTTAAATGGTATTAGAACGGTTCTTTATAATGAAATGGGCTATGAGCCTAGAGATTTAAAAATTCATTATGAGCCGCCAATTTCTTATGCTAATGACGTAGACATTAGAGAGGTATTAACTATCAATGAACAAAGAATGTTGATAGATGAAGATTTACCAATGTTAGAAGATGGCGATATGTTTGTTGCAGATAGAGAAATCATTGTAACAGAAAAAGATGGAGATGGAGATGGTGAAGTAGATGAATCAAAAGAAATAACAGTAGAACAATAAAATGGCAAACACAAAACAATATACAACATTAGTTACAGCAGGAGAAGTTATAAGTAAAACATTTACTAATAAAAATACTGACCCTGTTTTAGTATCTGAAAACACTATTGTTTTAGCAGAGCTTGCTCATATAAGGTCGCTATTAGGCGATAAGTTCTATGCAGAATTAAAACTACAACACAACAACGGTACTTTAACTGTTAATAATCAAACATTTATGGATTATTATTTAGAAGATACTTTATGTTGGTTTGTAAGATTTGAAGTAGTAAATGACATAATGAGTAATATAACTTCTAGTGGTATTGTTCATAATGTAGATGAGTTTTCTAATGTAATTACACCAAGTGATTATAATGCGTTTAAACAAGATACATATAGAAAAGCAGAAATTTTTGCTAATGATATGATTGATTATTTAAATGGCACAGACCAAGCAGGTATGTTTCCAACTTATGAAGCTAACAAGCCTAACAAAGGACTTAAAACATATAAAAACCACGGTATGATATTTTATGATAGTATATATAAATACAATGGCATAGAAGGTTGTTTTACTTGTGGTTCTGATTATAATAATGGCAGGTGTAATTGTGATTGTGTAGATTGTTAAAAATAAATAAATGGCGGCTAACGAACATAAAAATTTAACTGATGTAAACAGGCATAACCCTAAGGGTTTTGAGTCTGCAAACAATGATACGTTACTTAGCAAAACTGTTGGAACAGGTACAGCTAATACAGATGGTAGTTTACAATGGGTAGAAAAAAATCAAATAAAAACTGAGAGCTTTGACATTCAAGGATATGTAACAGCAGCTAATGCAAATTATTATTTTGGAGCTAATATGACTGACGGTCAATCTCCAAATGAATATAATCAAGGATATGGAGCTTCTACTATTGGTAATGCTACTTTAGATGTAGGTGATTTTTTTAAAGTAAAATCAATAATAATTAATAATGCTTGTACTTTAAAAAGAATTTATTTATTAGCAAATGCTACAACAGGTGCTTCAGTAACAGTTGCTTTGTGTAAAGTAACTTTTGTTTCAGGAATAGAAGACCCTGTAACACCTGTACTTTTAAATGAATTAACCATAGAAGGTTTATCAAGTAATGATAAAGTAGTAGTAACAAGAAATTTAACACCTGAAAGCTCTTTAGCTGCAGGTGATGTGTTGTTTGCTATGGTAAAATGTAGTTTAGCAGCAACAGCATTTTTTAAAGTAGGAATAGAAGTCGGATATGACAATTAATAAAAAATATAAAATGAGAGATACAATAGAAGATACGATACAAGTGGGAGTGGCTAATGCAGGAGCGATAAGTATATCTTTAGCAGAAATTAATGAGGTGCTTACTACAGTATCTTTAGTTATAGCAATATCATTCTCTATTTACAAATTTATAAAAACAAAAAAATAATATGGCAAGTACAGTAACAGCATCAGATTTAACAGTAACAATAACAGAATCATATACATTAAATAATGTTGCTTATGGTAACACAACAAATAAAGTATTTAGTTCTAAGGGGCAAGTTGACCAAAGAATTATGAGTGTAATGCATGCTGACCCAATAACTTTATTTATGTTTGGCGAGGCTGACGGCGCAGGAACAGGAGTTGCAGCAGATTATGTTTATTTTAGAATTACAAATTTAGATGATACAAATTTTGTAACTTTGAGATTGTATAATGGAGCAGATAGTTTTTGGTTAAAAATAGCGGCAGGAGAAAGTTTATTATTAATGAATAATGAAATGGACGCTGTAACAGGAAGTACGTTTGGTGCATTAGCAGACATAACACATATATACGCACAAGCAAATACTGCAGCCTGTGATGTAGAATTTATGGTTGTAACAGCATAATATGCCTAAAAAAAGAAAACTAAACTCTAAGAATCCAAAGTATATGGATAAAGTAGAAGAAGTTAAAGCAACTAAAAAGCTTATAGCTGAGGTAAAAGGAGTACGAATTTACGCAGTATTTAATGAATAGTTGTAATCTTTTTCTTATAAGAGATACATTTAGCGACAAATCTATAATAGGTAAGCTTTACCTTAATGGAGAGTTTATATCACATACATTAGAACTTCCTTGGAAAAACAATGAAAAAGGTATATCTTGCGTGCCTAAAGGCGTGTATAATTGTAGGGTTAGATATGCTGAAGAAAGTGCTAGCAGAGATTATACACACTTAATTGTAGAAGATGTACCTGATAGAACATACATATTGTTTCATCGTGGTAATTCTGCAAAAGATAGTAGAGGTTGTATATTAACAGGTATGATGAGAGGTGATGATGTTATTTACCAAAGTACAAATGCTCATAACCTTTTAATGAAAACAATCTTAGATAATAAGATGGAAAATAAAATTGAATTAGTAATTAAAAATAGATAAAATGAATAAATTTTTTGAAAAGTTTTTGATAGGTACAATGTTTAAAAGTAAGAAATTTTGGTATACAATAATTGGTTGTCTTACAACGCTTTTAAGTGAGCAGTTTGGCTTAAACGAAGCAGAAGTAAACAATATACTTATGAGTATTGCAGCTTTAGTTTTAGGACAAGGTATTGCTGATACCGCAAAAGCAAAGAAATAATTTGCTTTTTAAATAAATATAGTTAACTTTGTAATCCTTCTCTGAGTGTTTTCATAGTGGGTTTTAGTTAGCAGTAATTAAGAGTGAGAGGTTAATAACTTCTCACTCTTTCTTTTTATAAGTTATTTTTTCCTTTATATTTACTTTAACTAAAATTATAAATTATGCTTGAAAAATTAAAAGGTAAAAGATTAAGACTTTCTGCCGAAGAAGTTGAGCTTATTAATGAGTTCAGAGGCAATAATTTAGAAAACATTAATGGAAATACTGCGCTAGACCTACACTTAAAAGAAAGAGGAATTGATAAGAATGATGTCGTTAGTGTAAAGCATTGGCAAAGTATGAGTGGAGAATTAAGATTCTCTATCGTCACAAAGGAAGATTATGGTCTAAGTGAGAACCAAATCTTTAAAAAAATAAATAGCTTCATAGAAGAATATTCTCCTGCTTATACTCCTATAAAAAGAAAAAAAGGTAATCATCTTCTTGTCATAAATCCTGCTGACATACATATAGGTAAGTATGCTAGTGAGTTAGAAACAGGAGAGAAATATGACTGTGAAACTGCTGTGATGCGTGTTTTAGAAGGCATAGAAGGTCTTATAGAAAAAGCACAAGGATTTAATATTGACAGGGTAATGTTTTGTATAGGTAATGATGTCTTACATATTGATAATGTGTATAATACAACAACCAAAGGAACACATCAAGACACAGATGGTAAGTGGTGGGAACACTACGAAATAGCATTGATGCTCTATGTTAAGTGTATAGAAACCCTTAGGCAAATAGCTCCTGTAGATGTTATACATAGTATGAGTAATCACGATTATCAATCAGGCTTTCATTTAGCACACACTTTAAAAAGTTGGTTTAGAAAAGCTGAAGATGTAGAGTTTGATATAAGCGTAGCTAACAGAAAGTATTATGCTTATGGTGATAACCTTATTGGTTTAGAACACGGAGACGGAGCCAAGATGGATAAGCTACCTCTTTTAATGGCGCAAGAAAGACCTGAAATGTGGAGTAAAAGTAAATATAGATATTGGTATTTACATCACTTACATCACAAAATAAAACACAAATGGTTAGACGCTAAAGATTATATTGGTGTAACTGTTGAGTATATGAGAAGCCCTTCGTCAGCAGATAGTTGGCACTCACGCAAAGGATTTTGCGGCGCATACAAAGCCTGCGAAGCTTTTGTTCACGATAAACAAAGTGGTCAGGTAGCAAGACTAACACATTATTTTTAACCCTTAAGTAACCCTTTACATAGGGTATTTAATACCCTTATATATAAAGATAAAGATAAATATAAAGATAAGGATAAAGATAAATACTAGAGTAAATCCCATTTTTTTAAAAAAAACTTACAAATTATTTGGTATTTAAAAAAAAAGCTGTATCTTTGCTAAAAATTAACTAACTAAGTATTAACGAAAACACACATTAGCTATGACAGAACGTAAAGCGTTTAACGAGTACACACTAACCAAAGAAAAAACAATAGAAAAAGCAATAGAGATTTGCGAAGAAACTTTGCACGTTATGAGTTTTTCTAAAGAAAAAAGGCAAATAATAATATCAATATTACTAGACAACGTAAATTACTGTGACGATTTAGTAGATTGGTATTATGGTAATGAAATTGATATAGAAGATAATGTTTATTCTCTTAAAATATTTGAGGATTCATTAGCACACGATTTATCAGGGCTATACAGAAAAGACGAGCATTTTGTTCCAAGAATTAATAACATAACACACCCTTAAATATGGCATACCAAGTAAGTAGTTGTTGCGGCACAGATTACGAAGAACGTGAAGATTTTGATAGATTTTGTTTTTACGTTTGTTGTAGATGTAACGAAGAATTTGATGAACCTATTATGGATTATGATTACAGAAATCTTATGATAGATGATAGGAAAGAAGCGGAAGCAGATGAGTACAGAACTAAAATGGCTAACATACCATTTGGTTAAAATTAATTAAATAAAACTAAAACTAATATGAAGAAAATAAAAAACACGCAACCTGAAGTTAAAGAAACTAAAAAAGACGCATTAAGAAGATTATTCTTAGAAAACAATCTTGTTGAAGAAGATGTATACAAAGATAAAAGAGGCTTTGTTATTATTACAAGAACAGGTATAGACAAGATAGTAAGCAAACAAAATATACAAGTAGCTTACGAGCCTGTTGTAATGGAAAAAGATTGGGTAGTTATGAGAGCTACTGCAAGTTTACAACAAGGTAAACTAACTAGAAATATGATGTCATTTGGCGAAGCATCTGATTCTAACCTAATGGGAGGTGGTAAAAAGTTTCCTGTTGCTATGGCAGAAAAGAGAGCTATGTCAAGAGTTGTTCTTAAGATAGCAGGATTCTATGAGCAAGGTGTCTTTGGTCAGGACGAAATGGTTGATTAATGAATGATGATTGGTTTGATGAGGTTGTTGATGGAAAACCTAAGCTAGCAGAATATTGGCAGATAGATTTCATTGACGACCTCTTACGAAGAACACCTTTGTCAATGTCACAACAACAAGAAATATCAAGTAGAATTTACGATAAAGATTTTAGCGAGATAGAAGCAGAGGAACTAATCATATATCTAAAAGAAAATGAAATTAAAAGAGACCCCAAAGACCAATACAAACAGTTCGTCAAGAACGGAATGTTTAGTAGTTAGCATAATCAGAAACCCTTCAAGAGCTTTTACATATTCAGTATGGTATGGAGAAAAGTATTTAGGAGAGCTAATAGAAGATGATATTATGAGATTGCTAGGTAATGATACTAAAAAGTTTTATAAAGACAATCAAACTAATTTTTTAGTACCAAAAAATAAAATTAAAACGATTATAAATAAAAAAAAATACTTGTAAGATGAAAAACAATTATGAAAAAGTAAGGGCTTCACGCAACGAGCTAGAAGCTATACTAAGAATCAGAGGAATATCTAAACAAAAGTTTGGAAGAATATTAAACATTAAAGGCTCAACTATAGAAAAGTATGTAGAGAAGCCATATTACTTAAGATATTATCAAATGCAAAGGCTAGCTAATTATCTTAATATTGACGTCAAAGATGTTGTTGACATTGTAGAGGTTGACTTAGAATCTAATCCTATAATAGTAGAAGGAGAAGAAAACTTTAAGGCAATAGGTTCTCTAATTTCTAAAAATGAATAACATAGATGACAGAGGAAGGAAAGAGTGTAATAAGGGAACTTATGGCTCAAAAAGAAGAAGATAAAATAAATAAAAAAAACCTAATAAACTTAGAAAATTATTTTAAAAATAGCGGCTTAATAGAATATAAAAAGAGGTTAAAGAAACCTACAGATGAGATTAAGATTAGAGAAAAAGTTATTATAAGAAATGATATGTCTAAATATAAATTCAAATAAATTATGTCAGAAAAAAATTATGTAGCAAGTAGTATCAAAAAAGTTACTACACAATATGGAGACTTGTTTAATGCAAGCTTTAAAGTAGAAGATTTGCAAAAGATTGCAAAGAGAGGTTGGGTAAATATTACAATAGCAGAACGTAGAGAGGTTTCTGAGAAGGGAGCAACGCACTATGCTTATGAAAATACTTACGAGCCACCAAAACCTACTTCAATAGATAATTCAAATACAGAAGAAGATTTACCATTTTAATTAGGAGGGGGTTGGCACGACGCCGAACAATAACCGATTATTAAATGTTTTACCCCCTCTTAAATTATCTAAAAATAACATATAAATTATTTGTTATTAACGTATATTTTTCTTATATTTGTATGACTAACTAATTACTAACTAATACCCACAAAAACACTATGACAAAAAAACTATACAAGCGCAAGCAATTACTCATTGACACTCTATCAGTACAAACATCTAGCGGTCAAGAGGAGCAGATGATACGATACATTATTAACTTTTGTATTACCAATGTTCCTTCAGCTAAGATAGAAATAGACAGCAACAACATCTATGTAACCAAAGGTAGCTCAGATGTGTATCCTTGTATTGTTGCACATACCGATACCGTACACGACATTCACAAATCATTCAAGGTTTATGACGACAACAACTGTTTGTTTGCTTTCAGCACAGACACAGGCACACAAGTAGGTGTAGGTGGTGACGACAAGGTAGGTGTATGGCTTGCATTACAAATGTTACTTACACAAGATGTTATCAAGTGCGTCTTCTTTCATTCAGAAGAAATAGGTTGTGTAGGTAGCTCACAAGCTAATATGTCTTGGTTCAAAGACGTAGGCTATTGCCTGCAAGGTGACAGGCGAGGTAACACAGATTTTGTTAACTCTATTAGTGGCGAGCTATACAGTATGTGCTTTGCAGAAGATGTTGCACCTATTATTTCCAAGTACGGTTACAAAGAGTCATCAGGTGCTATCACAGATGTAGGTCAGCTTGCCGAGAACGGTATAGGTGTATCTGTAGCTAATATGTCTTGCGGTTACTATGCTCCACATTCAGACAAAGAGGTTGTGCATTTTCACGACGCTAACAACTGCCTTGATATGATTATGCACATTGTCAACGACTTAGGCTGTACTACGTATAAACACGTATACAAAAACGCTTGGCAAGATACTTATAATAACTATTGGTTTGATGATAGAGACAGAGAGTCAGAAGTTATATTAGATGAGTATGGTGATGAGGCTTGTTACTATTGTAATGGCAAACTAAAAGAAAGTGAGTATGGTGAAGAATTTAGGTTTTGCGCAGACTGTAACAGCGACGTGATTGTACATTGTCAAGAAGATTACTTTGATGACTATGAAGATGTATCAGATAACTATGATGGTTCTATGGCTCACAGACAAATAGTAAACCAACATTTATTAAGTCACTATAAAAATAAATAATATGGCTAAGAGATTTACAGACACAGATAAGTGGAAGAAAGGTTTTATGAGAAACCTACCCACTAAATATAAACTGCTATGGTTATATATACTAGACGATTGTAACCACGCAGGAGTATGGGAAACAGACTTTGAGGTAGCCTCAATAAGAATAGGTAGTAAGATTAGCGAGAAAGAAGCTATAAAACATTTTGCATCTCAGATAAGAATCTTTGACGAAGGCGACAGATGGTTTGTTCCAAAGTTTATAGAGTTTCAGTATGGTGAGTTAAACGCTAACTCAAGACCTCATCAAGCAGTTATTAAGTTAATTGAGAAATATGACTTATACAACTTAAAAGGCGTAAACCTTACTGAGACATCTGAAACTGCTAAACCTGCCTTAAAACGCTTTAAAAAGCCATCTATGGAAGAATTAGAGCTATATTGTCAGGAGAGACAAAATAAGGTAGATATATTTAAGTTCTATAACTTTTATGAAAGTAATGGTTGGAAGGTTGGTAAGAATCCTATGAAAGATTGGAGAGCATCTATAAGGACGTGGGAGTCTAACACTAAAAGCAAAACCACAGAAGGTAAACTGCAGAGCCAAATAAATGCTTGGCAAGGAGCTAAAGAGATAATTAAAAAACAAATGAATAAATAAAACAAGTTATTACGATTGAGGGCATAAAGGCGATTTTGCCATAACAGTTAATACTCTTGCTCTCTTTCGTAATATTAAAAATAAATAATATGAAAGCACAATTAGTAAGTACAAATGGTGACGTTAAAAGCGTAAAACCAAAAAACAATAAAACATTTAGTCTTAAGGAGTTACAGTCATATGTAGATGGTTACATACAGATTTTAAAAACAAGAGACGAAAGGATAATGATAATAAATGAAGAAGGTAAATTAAATAACTTGCCCTACAATGAAATTGCTAGTAGCCTATACATATATGGTATGCAAGACCCTGTAGTTGGTGATGTTTTAGTTATGGACAAACAAATGATTAACTAATGCTTATACAACAAGAAAATAAAGAAGATTTAACTTATAAATGCGTAGACTTGATAAGTAAAACATTTGTAGAGTTAGGACAATCTAAACCACAAGAGGAAATAGCATTACTTGCACAATCTTTAGCAGAAGATTTAAAAAGAGATTTTAAATCATTAATGTATAAAGACATAGAAAATGCCTTTAGAAATGGTGTGCGTAATACAGATTTATTTGCTCTTAATGTAAAGACATACTATACTTGGATAAAGTCTTGGAGAGCTATTATATGGGACGCTGAGTACCAAGTAAAAAGTCAAGGGAAAGACCCTAAAACTGTATTACATTACAGACCTCAACCTAAATTATTAACTAATAAATAAATTATGATATTCTTAGACATTATACAACCAATACTAATGATAATAACTTGCATAGGAGCAGGTTTCTTTTTAGGATTTTTTTCTTTTATGTTTACCTTTAAACACGAAAGAAACAACTTAGAAGATAACATTAAAAAGTTTGATAAGAAAATAAAAAAAATGAGTACATTAACAGGAGGATTAGAAAATGATAGAATTAATGAGAGACCACGAAGACCTTCTAAATAAAAATTATAAAGACAAAATTCACTTGCTAAAAGTTTTGTTAAAAGATGATTTTTCTACATTTTTGTTTGTTGCAAATATGTATATAACAAATAAAAGTGTAGACATAAAAGCCTTTAACAGCTTGTTAAACAAGGGTTTAAAAAATAATTATAAATATAATAAACAACAAAATGACTGAACACAATAAATATTACTACCAATACGATAGAAACATAGACACTACAAAAGAAGATAGTAGAATACCTAATTACTATGTAGGTAAACATCACGGTTACGAAGCACGTAAAGTTGTTGAAGATTTTGAACTTTCATACAATATTGGTACAGCCACGACTTACTTGCTTAGAAGTTCTAACAAGCATAAGTCACCTGAAGAATGTATAAAGAAGGCAATAGCTCATTTAGAATTTGAGCTTGAAAGACTAAAATTATAATGGTAAGCCCTATCTATAGAGTTATTATAGAGTATGGATACCGTAAAAAAGGTAGCACAAGACGTCATCAATTCAAAATAATTGATACATTTGTTACAACTAAAGATGTTGAGTTAATTAAAAAAAACGAAACAATAAGACAGAGAATACTAAGAGATACTAAAACTAAACATAAAGACCTAGACATATTGTTCAAAAATATATATATAGAAGGTCAATATGGAAACACAAACTATTAAATTATGATTATATTTATACTAATTATTACATTTTACACAATTTATTTAAACATAAAAATCAGAGAATTTGAGCAATATGTTGAAGATGAATTAGATGACCTACATTTACAACAAGAGGATAACAAATTAAAGTTATACAACAAGATGATGGAATGGAGGAAAGAATTAAAGAATGAGAAACCAAGAAGAAGAAGTACAAAAAGCAGTCGTTCAGTATCTAAAACTAAAGTATCCAAAGATTAGGTACTGTGCTAGCTTAGGAGGTATTAGAACGTCTTTTAAACAGGCTGTTAAGGCTAAAGCCACAGGCTATGTTAAAGGATTCCCTGATTTACAGATATGTATGCCCACTAGGGAGGGGGGTATAGGAGGGGGGGGGTATCACGGACTTTTTCTTGAAATAAAAAAGGACAAAAAATCATACCCTACAAAAGAACAGAAAGAATGGATAGCATACTTAAACGACGTAGGGTATTGTGCAAGAGTAACAAAAGGTGTAGATGAATCCATTCAAGTTATTGACGACTATTTAAACAACAAACTATGAGTATTAACGTATACGAAAGAAAAGACAGACGAGGTGGTGGATATGCTAAACGTAAGTTTACATACGAAGAAGCCCAACAAATAAGATTAGATTACGAAACAGGTACATATACGCAAGAGCAGATAGCTATTAAGTATGACGTAAGCCAATCGTTAATAAATAAGATATTAAGACGCAAGACATATGTAAAAGAATAAAGATTTGTTTTTTGTTTTTGTGTGAAAAAAAGTCAGGAGCTAAAAAGTTTTTGGCTTTTTTTTATTTTTTATTTTGAAACTGCTCTGAAACTGCCAACCCCTTGAAACTGCTAGGTATGCTTACTAGCCCTATATGGGTAATTTTTCCTCAAATTTTTTTACTGTGCGTGCATAATATATGCGTGCATAATATATGCGTGCATAGTATTTAGAGCTGTTTTTATTATGCGTGCATAGTATTTTATAAAATTTAACATAATAATAATAATTTCCATTTTAAAGCCTTTTAAAGCTATTTCATATAGCTATAATATATAGACATTAAAAGTTTTTGTTATTGCAATAGGCAAATTTTACTAGAGAAGAATTTTTGACTTTTTTACTAATTAACAAAATATTGTTAAAAAAGTATATAAATAATTTTATTATATCAAATAAAAAACTTACATTTGTGTATTATTTAACTAAAAAATTATATTATGAAAAATTATATTTTAACTAACAAATTAACAGGGGTTAAGGAGTTAATGAATTACGCAGATTTGCAAAACAGAATAAGCAGAAATAGAAAAGATTTTTTCAAAACTTATTTTGTAGAAGTAGAAACAAAAACGCCACTAATAGAAAAACTTTTGCTAGCTCTTTTTATAGGCGTGTCATCTATTGCGCTAGGTTCTTTATTTCTTGAAGGGTTTATTTACTTTATTTGATTACTAATTAAAACACATTAAAAAAATGAAAACACAGAATATAATATTAGATTCAATTAACTATCTTAAAAACTTTGTGCCTACTCATAAAGAGTTTAACACATATAAACATATAGGGCGTGCGGTCTCTAATCCTTTGAACGTCTCTTATATATCACAGGGTAAAATAAATGCAATAAAAGAGCATACAGGCGGCATAATAGGCAACAGACCTACAAAGGAGCAGCGCAAAAAATACTTCACGCAAACAAGTATAAACAAACTATTAAAAAAATTGTTTGTTATTAATACAAGTGAAGAAAGCAAAAAACTAGAGACAATATCGCAAGAAGTGGACGACTTTTTAAAGTCTTCATTAGATTATGAATTTAAAATTTTTGATAATGTTCCAGAATTTTATGCTAATGAAGCCGCAAATTATAACGGCTCATGCATGGCTGGTAAACCTATTGAATATTTTGAAATTTATGATTTGATTAATCAGAGTAAAAAAGTTAACGTAAAAATGGCGGCTTTTGTTAGTGGTGACGAGATATTAGCAAGGGCGTTAATTTGGTGCGATACTACCAGAATTAACAAAGTATGCGAGGATAGCGGCGATATATTAGAGACAAACGAAACAAAAATTTATTATTTAGATAGAATATATATAAACAATAAGTTGCAAAATGTTTGTTTTTCTGAGATGCAATATAAACTTTTTAAAGCAGTTAAAAGAGCATATAAAACAGATTATTTACCTTGCTACAATAAAAGCCACATTGAAAGCTATATATTAAATAAATACCAGCACACAGACACAGAAAAATTCAAATTTATGTGTAATAGGTCAACACCAAAATTTGTCATTTCTTTAGATTATGACGAAGTAATGAATTGTCACGCTTTCCCATATTTAGATACTTTTCGTTATATGGACGAAGATGGTTATCTAGGTTATACAGAAGACGACGTAAGAATAATATTTGACCAAACAAACGGAGATTATACCGAGGCGGGCAAATGCTGTGATAATTGCGGCGACACTATGCACAGAGAAGACGAAATATATTCAGACCTAGACGATGAATATTTATGTAATGACTGCGCAATATATATTGATGAAAGGGGCGAATATTGCAACGAATCTAACGCTGTTTATAATGATTATAGCGGTCAATATCATTACGCCCACGACTTAGACCGATAAACAAAAAACGAATACTAACCAAACCACACGCCTATGAGCAAAAGCAATTTTGACAGCATACCATTTAACGATTATACTATCTCTTTGATATTTATATTATTCTTGTTATTTGGTTGTTAAATAATAAGCGGCAGGTGTTAAAAGCCTGCTGCAAATTATTTTAATTTGTTGAAATTAATTTGTAAGAAAAGTTATTATTTGATTGCTTTTTCTTTTGATTTACACAAGTTTTTAGCCACAAACTTATTAAAAAACAAAAAAAAGTTATTAAAAAAAGATTTTTAGCAAGATTTGCATAAAATTTCTGTGATTTTGGAGTAAAAAAAGGAGTTTTTGCAAATTCCGTAATTTTTATATATATACCTCTTTATACCAACACACGCCCACACAAGAAACCCAAATCCAATTTCATAATTAGATATTATATGTTATTTTTGGTGGGAGTAGTTGTATGGTTAGTTTACCTATTTTAAATTTGAACATAATGTTGATTTTTATGGGAAGGTTATCAAATATGCTAGTTGCGATATGAGCAACAGCGTATTCTATAGGAATCCAAAGGTATAGTAAAATATTTTAAATATTCAGCAGTTTTTGGAAGTGAGTTTATAATAAAATGTAGTATTTCAATTTCATAATATAGATTGGATTAAAATTTCTTTAAATTTCTTGTTGTAATTCAATTAAATTGTTTTATTTGTGTTCTTAACAGAAAAAATATACATATACAATGGGAGAACCAATCGTTAACAATCAGACCGCACCATCATTAGAAGCAATAGCAGGAATAGAAAGTTTAGGACAAGCAGATAATGTAGAGGTATTTACAACTACTGCTCAGACAGGAAAAGATTTTTATGCAATATATTTTGTAACAGAAAGTGTGATATCTTCAATTTCATCAGACCAAGCAACAGGAGAAGATGCACTTGTAACAACAATACCTGCAGGAATGACATTATTTATGAGAGTGCAAAGCATTACATTAACTTCAGGATTAGCAATAGGATATAACAAATATACATTAGGATAAATGCTAACATTAGGCAACAAGCTTACTCTTAACAGTCAGCCTATATACAAATTTGTCAACGAACATTCTATTGACTTTGATGGAGTAGATGATAGGATTATTACTGATGGTGCAGATACAGTTGCACAACCTACTACTTATTCTTTTTGGTGTAAGTCAAGTGATACAGGTGTAAATAATGGTGTGTTTGGACACGGAAGCGACAGAATAGGTGCTTTTCATTTCAATAGAAATGCAGATAGACCTCAATTATTTTTAGGTACAAATTATTTGGTTATTTGGAATGATACATCTGCACAAGATGATGGAGAGTGGCATCATTGGGTAGTTTATGCAGATACTAACGACATAACTAATTCTAAGTTGTATGTAGATGGTGTATTGCAATCACAAAGTTTTGTTACTTCATCAGGAAGTTTAAATGCTTACACAGAATCATTAACTATAGGTTCAGACAGACAAGTAGGTGGTAATAGTTTTGAAGGGCAGATAGATGAGTTTGCTGTTTACGATAGAGAACTCACACAAGCAGAGATTACTCGTATGTATAATACTTACTACTCTCCAAACAGAGTAGCTAATGGTAACTTTAGTCAGATAGGAAACGAAGAAGTAACTAATGGAGATTTTAGTCAGATAGGTTC